AACTAAACCTAGATGCCATGGTTGTGGTGTTGTCGTCTTTCCTGAAGATGATAATTGCTGTGATATGTGTTTAGAATTATCTTTTGAGGAGGAGTAAAAATGCCAAAATTAAGAAGAAAAAAGAAGCCAAGTGGCTTATGGGTTAGAGTATCAGAAGATAATAGCAATACAGGATTTCAAATTACATTTGACAATGGATATACAGTATCTGTTGGCATTGGTTGGGGGCATTATTGTTCTAATATGATAGATAAAGACCTTAATGTAGGAAATCCTAATTATCCTGATAGTGATTGTTGTGAAACTGCAATCATTAAACCAAATGGCAGATTTTTAAAATATAAAAATGGTAGTGTGCAAAGTTATCAAACAACAGAAGAACTTGCAGAAACTATTGCGTACACTAAATCACTCGAACCAAATAATTACGGAAGAGTAAAAAACTAAAAAATAAATTTTTTTAAATGGCACTTTTTAAGTGCCATTTTTTATGTGTAAAAATAATTTAACTTTTTTTAAAAAACTCCTTTACTTTTGTAAAAAGATGAGATAGAATGAGTCTTGTATTTAACTAAAGGAGAAAAAATATGAAAACTAAATTTACTTTAACTAGCGTAATAAGAGCTATCCAGAACTCTAAAGAGATGGTTCGTGCTTATATGGATAGCAAAAGTTTACCCAAATACGTAGGCAACGCAATGTTAGAACAATTAGATGACGCTGTGACTAAAGTAAGCGAAAATAATCTTAACGAGGCTTATGGTTATTTACTTGCTTATTTAGACATTAGAGATCAATATGCTAACGGATATTTATCTAACTATGGTGAGATTCCTAGTAAAGTTTCTTCTAATCCTTATTTCAAAACGGAATTAGGTGTTAGCCACGAAATTACTATGATGATTGCTTTAGGTCTAAAACCTGCAGCAGATTGGAAGTTAAATGTTTATGTTAGACTTTTAGACGATATGCGTAGTTTCGAAGTTAGTGTTGCTTATAGCGACACTGGCTTTGACAAATATGGTCTACCTAATCCAAAAGATTTGGCTGACGAAATTAAAGCTAAAGCTAAAACTCCAACATGGGAAGAGTTTACTAGCTAAAACTTTAATAAATTCTCTAAATGGCACCTAAAAAGGTGCCATTTTTCATTTTACTCCTTTACTTCTGCTCTTTTTGAGCACTGTGGAGCTCTCCAGACGATTAGTAAAGGAGTACTAATACGATTGCCCTAGTTCTGTAAACTGTTGCCTGTGTGCTGTCTGTTCCATGTGTAATGTGTGCGCACATGTGATGCATGTGTGTGCGATGCATGTGGATGTGCATGCGATGCATGTGGATGCGATGCATGTGGATG